AGCAAAGCTGGCAATGACTATCTGTTGCTTGCCATTAGCGACCAGAAGCCACGCAAGCCGGAGGCAAATAACAATATAGATTTCTGATAATTGGGGCATCAAGCGGGCCAGGGCCGAAAGGACTGGCGGGGGTGGAAGCCTGTTGACCGCTTCGTGTAAGTCCCCACTCTTCGACCTAACTTGAGGAGATGTCTGAACCCACCCTCAAGCGCGTGTCAAAGAATGGCCAATGGGTCTGGGAAATTACGTGTAACGGAATGACCCGTTATCACGCTCAAGACTGGCAAGCGTTTTGGCTTTATGAGCAGGCGTTGCGTTTTTACTCCAAACAAGCAAGCTGAGCGTCCATCTCTGCAATCCTGCTAACCGCTTGGCTCAGCAGCTTGCGCTGGTGGAAACTTTGACGAATCAATGCAGCACATAAGCCTTTAACCTGATCAACGTCTTCAGTGCTATCGAGAGACCGGATGGATCGCTCCATCATCAGCTCTTCATGGAGCGTCAACTCAGCGATCATCCACTGCATGTCGTCCATTAATGCGCTCCACCGACTCCAAGATTTTGCGTTCCTCAGAGTAAGGACGCCTAGCTCGAATGTAGTCATGGAACGTAGGAACTAGCCACTCCTGTGGCGGCCAACAATTGTCCCAATTCACCGGCTTGGCGCAATTGACAACAACCGTTGACCAGAAAGCAATCAGATATGACCACAACCAATAAAGACCCATCAGGCAGCAACAGACGGCATGACCCGTAAATGGTTGTTGTAATTGCCTGTTACCGCATAGCTGATGTCTGGAACGTTGCTCATGCGATGGAAGACCATCTGGCCAATCTTCAGATTGGGATACAGATGCAAACCGTGATACCGGCGTTCATTGGTCAACTCAAGCGTCAGCTTGCTTCCGTGCCAACCTGGATCGCACCACCCCGCCAGTAAATGATTCAATCCTTCTCTGGCGCGGCTTGACTTCAAGACGAACTGAGCCGAGATGTCGTCAGGCAGATTAAACGTCTCAATTGTTTCGGCTAGTACAAATTCACTAGGCGCTAAATAGTAAGGATCCTCTTCTGTCCTGTCCGATATATCAATTTCAATTAACTCACGCCGATCAGAAACCTCGATCATCAAACGACCGCCAAGGCGAAGATCCAAGCTCGCTGGATTCAATAGCTCTGGAGCGAAAGGCCAAACCAGTTGATGACTATCGCAAAGAGACCTGATCTCCCAATCGCACAGAACCGCCATACAAGCCAATTAAAACGTCAGCTTACTCATCATCAACCAGGATCACCCAGCCCGTTCCAGAGCCTTCAACCTCCCAACGCTGTCTAAATGCTTGCCGTGACACCTTGACGTTTTTGCCGCCATATTGACTTGAGTGGCCACCTCTTTCTATGTCGGGGGTGCCCCTTGGGTCGTGCATAATCCAATCGTCTTTATCAAAACCAACAATGACGCTCCAATGACCACAGCCATAGCTGTTGCACATCGGTGGTTCGCCTCTACTCATGTCACCGTGATGAAGCCAACCCACCATCACCGGACGACCTGCCGCTAACTCGGCCTCAAGCAAACTCCCGTCACCGTCTTGCCTAAATTCTGCATGTAAACCCAAGCCTCTCAACGCACGAATCTGAGCATCAATACTGGTTGTATCACCAAACCGTTCCCTGGTCCTGTTGTATTCATCATCAGTCTTTACCTTTCCATAAAAGGCAGCAACCATCGCAGCAGAAGAGCTAAAACATTCCCTATAGCCCCGGCCACTTTTGTTGTCTAGCTGGTGAAAGTAAGGCACATGAGTTTGCTGAGCTATTCCGCTAGCCTTCCAAGCCTCGAACCAAGCGGCATCCTCTCTCAGCAGCTCTTCAGGTAACGCATCCTCAAACTCTTTGATGGCGGCCAACTGATGGGGATCTCCCGGCTTGAAATGCGTGAAGAACGGCAGCAGAGTAAGCACCATGAAAAAGCGGTTCATCTGCTCAACGCCGGTTTAGGACAGCTTGAACGTTGAGATGCGGCACCTGCATGGTAACCGGATAGAAAAAAGAAACCACCGCCCCCAACAACGACAGCAGTTAACGTTCCCAAAATAAAAAACCCGCTGACCAGGATCCAGGCGGGCTCCGTTTTCATTTCTCGACCCTGCCTTGAGGGAACAGATTCTTGCTCACATACTCACAGACTTGATCGTCAATCGTGTTGTCTGTGCTCTTGGCGTAAGCCTCAAGCAAGTCAAGAACCAAAATCTTGACAGCTTTGCTCTTCAAGAACGAAAACAAGATTGGACGGACTAGAAACAGCACGGTGATTCTGGCTATTGGTCAAAGTCTAGTTCCGGTCGCTATGACCCTCAAGCCTTGCAACTGACCGCTCCAGCTCGCTAATCCTCGCAAAAATCTCCTGATCCCTCAGCCTGAGGTCAGTGTGGAGAACGTCCATCCTAGTGGCTAAATTATCAACAGCTGAAGTCAGTCTTACCAACGAATCACGACCTGTTTGGCTTTGACGGCTAGCGCCCGCAATCGCTAGACCGCCAACACCGATAGACGCCCCAGCGACAGCAGCTAAAACTTCGACCACCGCTCGACCAAACGCTTCGACTAATCATGGCAGATCCACAAGATAATCAGGAAGACAAGGAAGGCGTTTCAATAGCAGACCTTGTTAAATGCGCTGTCCTTCTCTGGAGCGCAACACTGCTAACGGTTTCATATTTGGGGTTCTTCCCTCAGATGAAAATGGACAATACGTTCGTGGCAAGCCTTTTGACTGGTGCAATGGCTTCTTTTGGCATTGAACGTAAATCCGCTAATCAACAAAAGAAGCAACCACCTAAAGTTGAAACATCTACCAGCACTCCACAAAAATGAAACGGTTTGCCCTCTTAGCGGTTGCGCTTTCATTCGCTTCAGCAGCCCATGCTGATATGACGCATAAAATCCAAAGCTCTGTGCAGCTTCAAGTTGATGGGGCTGGATCAATCTCAGAACGGATTGGCAGTAGCTACGCCATCTCGGGCTCCAACATCAACCTTGACACCGCTGGTGGCCTTGGCACTTTGACTCCCGGTTCTGGCGTTGGTTACACCGCTGCTGACTACAGCATCACAACAGCTGGTGATGCTTTCTCCTTCACGGAATCATTTCTAGAAGGTGATGCCACCCCCTCCGCAACGTCCGTATCAGCTGGAGCAGTCCTATCACTTCCCATACTTGGCCAAACGACGACGACCTCTGGTGGTGACGCTGGTTCCTTGGCTGGGACGATTGCCTCTGACCATGTTTTGACCTTGACTGCTGGTGGCGCTGGAACATCTGCTATCGGTCAAATTGTTACTGAACTGAGCATTGATTGATGAGAGTTCTGCTCTTGCTGCTTTTTAGCTTAGTTGGAGATATCCTGCTTTTTGCTAAACCAGCAGTTGCTGTGCCAGTTGTGCCCAATTTCTCAACTGGCTCAATGACGACACACACAGAAACAACCAGTAACGTCACTGAAACAATTGTCAGCGAGTCTTACGAGACAGGTTGGCAATACTCTGTCAGTGGCACCAATATTGAGCCTGTAAATGGCGCAAGCCTTACCCCAGGAACAACGACAATTAACGGATGGTCAGCTCTCGACGTAAACAACAAACCCAGTTGGTCAATTGCCGACCCTGGTCAGTCGTTTCAATTTGTCGAAACCTATTCAGGTCCAGGTCTGTCGAACGTAACCACAATTCAGCGCGTTACCGAAATAAATCAAATTACGGATACTATCTCTACCTTCTCGCAATAGTCCTAGCCGCTCCAGCAAATGCAGAAACAATTGGCGGCGTTTCTGCTACTGCCGCTCCAACAGCAACCAGTTCGGGAAGCGTTACGAATCAGGCGGTAATGATTGCGCCCTCCCAACATCTGACAAATTCTTACGGCAACGGCATTCAATGCCAAGGCCCAACATTAACGGTGACTCCGTATGTCAATCGATCCAAATCTTGGCAGCTTCCGTTTGAGGGTTATTACAGCGATCCTGTATACGATCTTTCTGATCTGGATGATAACGGGATACTCGATAATCCAGGATCCGTCCTATATGCAATGCCAACGCGAACGGGACAGAAAGATTCGCATAACTGGAGTGGCGGACTTTCGATGCAAGTAACCATCCCATTGGATGGTGGTCTACAAGCACGATGCAAAGCAATGGCTGATGCCAACATCAAACTGCATCAACAAACAGTCGCTACGCGAAGACTTGAATACGAAATCGCAAGGCTTAAAAACTGCGGCGAACTAAAGCTTAAAGGAATTAACTTCCATCCAAAATCTCCCTATTACAGAGTGTGCGCTGACGTAATCATCAGGCCAAAACCCGGTCAGATTCTGCAACATAAACACGCTATTTCCGTAACAACCTCTGAGCAGCCCTCCTCTCCGAAACCGATACAGGTGAATCCATACGCCCCAACAACGCCTGAAACTTCTTCGCCGTCTTCTTTACCGTAGGTTTTACCGCTTTCAGCAAAAGCGGCGTAGCAAGACCAGCGGAAACACCAACAATTGCGGTAACTCCTACCGTTGTTACCTGAGGCAACGATGGAACAGCTGCTATAACTTGTTCAGGCAATGGAATCGATTCATATAGGACGACGCATTTACCGTCCTGTTGAATCTCATAGCCCGAAATTCTTTTGTTACCACCTTGAACAAGCGTTCCGACCTCTTTGGCTCTCAAAGGAGGGCACCTAGGATCCTCGTCAATTGCCGCTTTCGGTTTGGGAAGATTCGGCGTGGCTGGCGTTGGAGGTTTTACCTCTGGCGTCGAGGGTTTTGGAGTCGGGGCAACTGGATCAAAAACTAGCTCCTCCGGCCTGTAGTCCATTGGATTAAAACCTGGCAGGTCCACAATTGGGACGCCAATATTTACCGTTACCGGTGGAGCGGTTGGCACCGACAAAGGAGCAGGTCCGTCCCAGCTCCGAATGTCGTTGATCCCAATAGTGCGAATCTCAGGCATTCCCCTGCAACCTAGCGATCAAACGATCCAAATACCAACTGGCCTTGCCTGCATCCTGGAGCGCATTGCCCTTATGCCACATCCTCAGCAGATACTTGAGTGTCTGGCCAAGTAAATAACCGCTTACAACGTCGTCAGCGTCCTGAACGGCATCCTCAATCACCTCAATGACTTCAACACGGCCTTGGTTGTAATGGTCTGGAGAGTTGATCAGATCTGACATTAAAAGGGCAAAGCAGGACCGGTTTCAGTTGGCAACACCGGGATCATCTCTTTGACTTGCCCAGGCATTGCATCTGCCACCGCTCCAGACACTAATTCACCGACAAGAGCTTTAGCTTCATTTATTGCCTGTTGTTTCAGTTCTGGCAACTTGCTAAAAGCGTAAAAGCTTGTGCCGACCAACGCTCCAGACATTGCAAATGACAGGACGGCAAGTGCGTTGAAAACCTTTTGCATGAAAAACCCCTAGCAGTGTGAGACTACTAGGGGAACTCTCCATCGTCTGACCAAGCCCGACACTCAGTCTTTCTGACTATAGATCAGAAAGCCCACTTAGCACCAAGCTTGCCGCCGTAGCTGTTGTTCAAGTCGCCAGTAATACCGGCAATCTCTGCATAAACAGAAACCTTGTCGGATGCTTGAACAGAACCGCCCAGCTTGCCGGAAAATTCCAGCTCAGAATCCATGCCATCAACAGAGACCAGCGCCGGGCCTCCCTGCACATAAACGCTGTAAGGGCCTTCGCTGTGCTCAAAACCCAAATGCAGGTCAGTTACGTTGCCTGAGTAATCAGAACCGACCCAGCCAGCATTCGCCTCAACGTTTGCATAAGGGCCAGCAACAGCCGCAGACGCTCCAAAGGCAAGAGCACCAGCAGCGCAAGATAAAGACTTGATCATCAAACTAAGCAAAACCACTCAAAGTTTACTTGCCTTGACCCCTAAGTGGCTTCCTTCCATGGGACGGTTTGGAATGCTTCCCATTGCCCTGACGGGTTTTCTTAGGTTTTGCCTTGATGAAATCAACCTCAGCAGAACCTTTTGGCTTAGCCATTAATGCTCATTGTGTTGTAATGCTTTTTTGCCAACCCTGTATAAAGACCGTGCATTGGATGATCCTTGTCATCACGGCCTTCGTACTTGTAGAGGGCTTCGATCCACGCGGATCTGTTCCGCATTGCCTCTTGGTCTTCCGCTCCAGGCTTGCTGGGAATCATCGGGTCAGGACGTTGCATAGTCGTTTTAGCGTGTTTGAGTCCATCCTTAAACGTCTAAGGCATCTGCAATTGCCTTATTAAATGGTGCAAGGTCTTCTGTTGTCCAATAGTCTTTGGCAACCATTATTTCAAGATGCTCAACGTTT